CAATCCGTCCTTACTAAACTTATAACCGCCTTTTTCATCTTTTAAAATAACGCCTTTGTCATCTGTTGAAGCATTATCAATTCTGATTTCTTCAACTTGTTCGTTGTAATCGTTTAAATGTTTTTCAAGTTTTTTAGCAAGTTTACCAAGTTTTTGTGAAACTTTTGTGTCTTCGCCTTTTACCTGCTCATTAACGATTGCTTGGTTTAGATTGTTTACTAATTCCAATAGGTCTTTGTACTTTTTCATAGTTTTATTTTATAATGATTAATATTAGTAAAATTAATACTTTTATCAATGCCGAAGTATATTCAGGTTTAATTTTTATAAATTCAGCTACCTTTCTAATAAATTTATCTGTTTCAGCCGTTACCCCTACATAAAACGCAGGTCTTTTTAAAACAATAACATTGCAAAGAATGTCAAAGCCAAACCAAAATGCAGTCGCAAATAAAAACATTGACCAAAAACCATAAAGCGACCATACTAAAACATAAACTGAAATATGGTTTATACCCTTCCAAAAATGCCATTTTTTATTTTGTTCGTATGCTTCCTGTGAATTTATTTTGTAAAGGTCGCGTTCTTTAAATTGGTGCTTTTGATATAAAACCCAACTAATTAAGTGAACTAAAAATACTATGGTTAAAAATATAGTCATTATTTTGATTCTATTATTTCAATTTTCGGTAATTCTTCGTCAGATAATAAAATAATATTTAATTTATTAGCAGCCCAATCCCAAGCATATTTATTTTCTAACCAATCAATATAATCTTTGCCTTCCATTATTAAAGAACCTGAAGTTAATTCAGTTCCATTTATATCAAATAATGAATAATTAAATGTTGCTGAATTTTCAATATTGTCAGTTGCATTTAATTTTATTTTTACTGCATCTAAAAAAGAACCATTATACCAAATTTTAATTGTTTGTATTTTTTTCATTTTATGCTATTTTTATTATTCTATATTGCATTGATTGTGTAGAACCACTATTTTGTGTGCCTTGTATATTTAATCCTGATATTTGTATTTGAGCCGTACTATTATATTGATTCATAATTATTAATGAACTATCATTTTGACATATTGTTGCATAAGCAGTATAACCTGCATATCCATTAAGTTGTAAAGTAACTAAATAAATAGCATTTTGATAATTACTTACTGTATAAAAAGTTGACCAACCACTTGATTGTGTTATAATACTTGCTGAACCTGTTGCAGTATTAAAACTGCTTGATTTTGTAGTACCTGAAGCGGTTAAATTTCCATCACTTGTAAGTTGTAATTTATTATTACCATCAACATACCAACGATATCCTAAAGTATTTGAATTGTGAAAAACTAAATCACCTGAAGATATAAGTGTATTTACTCCAAATGTATGCTCGTATGCAGTACCAAAAGTACCTGATATTTTAATTCCGCAATCTTCACTTCCTGCATTATTTTTAATTCTTAAAAATACATTATTTGAAGTTGGACTTGCATTTTGTATATCAACTGAAATTGTTGAATCAACTGTTTGAGTACCAATTCCGATTTGACCTGTTGATAAAATACGCATTTTTTCCGTAAGAGTACCACTATTAGTATAAAATAATAAACTACCTTGCGAAACTGAACTTGCACCATTAATAGCTTGTATTAAAGCAATTGCAGTATTTGTTGTATTGATATTTGTAAAATATAAAGAACCAACTTGATTTTCGCCTGAAGTTCTATTTCCACATAATTCTAATGCACCCCAACGTTCAGTTGTTGTTGAAGCAGGTGCAATTGTTACAACAGTAATTCCACTTGTTAAACCTGCCCTATTTGGTGTATCTGTATTAAACCCGATATTTCCCGCAGTTGTTGCGGTCATAAAATAAGTATCATTTGTAGCTAATTGGAATATATCATTACTTTGGTTTACAATTGATGCTTTTGAACCATATTGTCTTATATATAAACCTGTTGTTGAACTAACTGCGCTATCAGAAATCATTAATCGTGTATCTGAAGCATTTATTATATGTAAACTTCTTTGTGGTGTATTTGTACCAATACCTAATCTATTATTTGTATTATCCCAATAAAACTTAGGTTGATTTTGTGTAATTTGATTAGAAGCACCTGCAAAGAAAATAGAACCTTGCGGAATTGTTGAATTAAAGAAAAAACCTAATGCATAAACATTATTTGCAAAGGTTGCTTCACCTGTTGAACGAGCAATAGTTAAAGGTGTACTTAATAAAGCACCTGCGTCTGTATATGCACGTAAATAAAAGTTTGCACCTGCATTTGTACCTGATTCTGTACCTGAAACTTCTAAGTTTATTCTTGAACTATTACCTGAACGAAAACTAATTGATTTTGCAACTGAAACATTTGCATCTAAATTTGCAATTAATGCACTTGCGCCACCAAAAATATGAAGTTTTGTTAATGGGTTTGCAATACCAATACCAAATTCTCCTGTTTGTAAAACTGAAACTAATTCAGCACTATTTGCTTCACTATAAATTCTAAATCTATGGTCTGCCTGAACATTACCAATAGTCCATTTGCTTACACCTGCATTTTGAAAAGATATAAAAGCATTATTTGTTGTAGTACCATTTATTTGTACAATTGTACCTGTACCGTGTACATCTAATTTTGTACCTGGTGTATTTGTACCAATACCTAATCGTTTATTAGTATTATTCCAAAAAAAGTTTGTATTATCTTCTAATAAAGCACCTGAAGCACCTATAAAACTAACTGAACCTGTTGTTAATGCAGTCGTAATTGTTAAAGTCGCAACTGAACCAACCAAAGCAATAGTTCCATCAAATCCATTCGCATCATTAAATACAAGTGACGCAATAATATTAGGGGATAAAACTACATAAGCAGTAGAATCCCATCTATAAATAACGTTTGTATCTTTAGCGACATAAATAGTATCTGCAACGCCCACCAAAGGGAATGCAGCAAGGTTTGCGTATTCTTCAACTGTTCCCGTAAACAAAGACGCCATTTGTGATAACGTAATCTTTTTACTTATCCCTGTTGTAGGGTCGCCTATAATCGTAAGGTCTGATAAATCTGGCGCAAGTTCTGTCGCTAATTGATTAATTTTTTTTGATTCCATTAAAAAGTATAATTTGAAGGTACTTGACACCTATTGTTAATAAATGGCACGGTTAATGTTGCATCTAATTTTACCCCTGCTAATAAATCAGGATCACTTTCTGTATAAAATGTAACGGGTAAGTTTTGACTTAAAGTCCAAGTTACAATAGAATAATCCTCTGGGTATCTTAGCTGCGCCACTACATCACCCGCAACCTGTGTCATATCTGATAAAACTTCCGTTTCGTTTGTTTCTTCCATAAGCATACGATCCATAAAGTAAAGACTAAATGAGAAAGCTATTTCCTTAGCGCCATAATTTGCGCCTGTCAACGTAAAAAACATAGCAGGATAAGTTACCTCGCCATTGCTTATACGTTCCCAGACATCACCAAAATAGACGTAATTAATTTGCTCGTGGTCGTTGCCTATCTTTGTTAATTCTTTCACTATTTGATTTAGTGTCATTCTTTTTTGCTTTTTCCAAATAAACTTTTAGTTTAGTTTGGTTTTTTATTGTTACTTGTTTACTCATATATTAGCAGCAACCAATATTTCCCTGATACCTTTCTTCAAAAGTTTTTTTATTCTTACCCTCATAATCATCATTGCAACAAGCATCACCTAAATACATTGAAACCGTGTAACCCTCATTGTCAGGTTTAATTGAATCAATGCCGCTACCAAAGTTTAAGTAATTAGGATAAGAAGCATTGTTTTGTTTCAAATACTTTATTAATCTTTGTTTATAAAATTCTGCTCTTGCTCTGTATCTATTTGCAACGTCAATCATATCCTGCATTGAAGGGCTTTCCTGATTCTCGCCTGTCTTTCTTATTAAACCCTTATTGTAAAACTGATATGATAAACCCTGTGGAAGTTCTGACATAACAAAATAAATTAAACAATCTACAATGTAGTCGTCTAATAACGTTGTTTGTAATTGCGTATATGTATTTGCATCTACTGCCGTTTGTAATTCATTGTATAATGCAGAACCTAAAGCAGGCAAAATATACATATCTTGCGCCGTCTTAATTTCAGGCAATACTAATTTTTCTTCTACGTTAGCGTGAAGCCCTGTTCTATCTTTAATAGATTGTACTGATATGAATAATGTGTTTTTGCTCATTTTATTTTCTTGTTACTATATTTGAAACCCATTCGTGTCTGCAACTTGGGGAATGTTCATTAGTATTTGGTTTTGTGTACCAACCACCTCCGCGATCCCAAACAGAATATCCTAAACGCGCACTAATTGTTTCTATTTCAGAACGGCTATACATTTTGTCAGCAGTTAATAAATATTTACAAAAAGGTCTGCTTGTATCTATATCTTTATTTGTAAAGCCTTGCTTCCACTCATAAGAATATCTAATTAGTAACTCTTTAGTTTGTGGTTTAATTTTTGTTAATATATCCGCTAATGGCTCTGTAAGTGTATGCTCAATAATTGTATTGCTATCAATCCCCTCGCCAATAACATATTCGCTTGGTTGAATATACCCGTTTGCTATTAATGTTTTAATAACTTGCTTTATAGTATCTTCGCTTTGTTCAAGCGTTGTAGCCAATACATCTGGCGTAATTCTTTTATCCTTAGACATCAAATCAAGCACATTCGCCTGTAATTGGTTCACCTCTGCAAACATTTGATATTCTGAATCGTCATTATAGCGCGTTCTTGACCTCCAAACATTAAAGCTATCCTTTGCGTCTCCAAACTCAAAAAACACGCTAAATTCGTCTGAAAACTGCGCTTGTTGGGCAACGGGTTGGTATTTACTAATATCAATACCCGCCTTTTCAAGTAACCATTCTTTTGGCGCTATTTCTTTTAGTATGTTTTCGGTAAACTCAAAGCCAATAGGCTCGGTTGGAATTATAAGTAATTCAGGTTCTTCAATCCCTTTATATTTAGCCAACATATTAAATACACTTTCAAGATGCATTTGTTTGCTATTTACATAGGTGTTTTTAAATATCTCATAACCATCCCTCATCTCAGAACGGCTACCTAATTTTCCTGCCTCTGCAATACCAAAAATTGACGGCGTTGTAATTTGATGCCCTGAAAATATATTTGTCTGTATCAATGAATCCACGCGACCAAAATCCTCTTTTGTAATATCAGAAGTTCCCAGATCATCAACTATTGGCTTCCTTGCACTATCATTAACAAAAGCTAAAATAAACTTTTTGCCATCCGATCCGCTAAACCTACTTGTAAAACGCTTTTCAATATTACGCTTTTCTTCATCCGAAGGCTCACCATTTGGAAGGGTAATTAATTTACTTGCGCTGAATCCTGTTTGAGCATTTCCTAAAACGTGCTTAGAAATCTCAATGTCTGATTCAATATAATTAAGCGCACCAAAGTAACCCGGCAATGAATAGAAGCCCATATTAGGGCGGTATTCTTTAATATAAAGTATTTGTTTACCTACGGGGTTGTTAGCATTAAAGGCAGGATAAACCATAGCCTTTTCGTTTCTATCATCCCATTTTTCTTTATACCAAAACTGAGTATTGTCTTTATTAGTTCTGATCTTAGTGTAATCGCAATGCCATACTTCAGCTAATTGCTTGGTTACTGACCATATAATTTCTAAATAATATCCACCAAATAATTCAGCATCTAAGGAAACTTTGCGGGTTAAGTCATTAAGACTTTCCATTCTGTTAACCTTTTGAATAAATCCCTCTGCCTCTGGACTGCCTTTCCAACCATTCGCGCTAATATAGTGAACCTTGCTTTTTACAATCGCATTATGTTTAGCTGACTTGTTGAATAGGTCAACCAAATAATTAGGATAGTCATTGCGGTCTCCATACTGAATATAGCCCTCTCCCTTCTTTTCTTTAAATTCAGGCTGCTTAGCTTCCGCAAATGTTAATACTCTTAAATCCATTATTGTCTTATTTTATAAGTGTCTGTTGTTGAATATTCAGTAAACGACATAGCCGTTCCGATAAGTTCCATTATGCCTGATTCAAGCATATTTAAACCCACAGGATTGGTATTTGTTGTACTTGCTTGCTCATATATTTCGTAGTCGTATTGACCATTCAAAGAAGATCCAAAGTTAGTATTTGTAACGATACTAAATTCATTGTACCTATCCTTGTACAAACTTACGTCTGTATTATTTAGCTTAACAAATTTAACCTCAGTATTGGCGCTTCTATTAGTAAACACGAACAAATAATTAGGGTTAGTTAATAACTCCTTTTCAGTCAATGTTAAAATAATACTTTGCGTCTGCCCTTTCGTTAACCTTATCATACTACTAAATAGCAAAAATTTGAATTTGTTGCAGATAGGGGATAAATAACCCTGATATGTAAAGCTATTACTTTACCGCGTTATAACATCAGTCAAGTTATAACTTTACTTTGTCCATTAAAAGTAACATAACAATACCCATATGTTACTTTAATGACACATTATCGTATGAATAAGTGTATCAATGTTACAAAATTTGTGATGTTCACGTATTCGTGAAAGGTTTTAAAATGTGAACACTATCAAAACTTGCAGAGTTTACATTTTTTGCTAATTGCGTAGTATGACTACTAACAATTAACAAATTTTGTTACAAGTCTATATAAATCAGTAACATATATATCCTAATTATGTTACAATATTTCACATATTGCACCCTAACTATGTTACCAATTCGGTTACAAGTTCTCTAATAGAAAACTTTATCAATCATTTGTACGGCGTTTATACGTACAATTTGAGCCGTAATTGATTGACAATCGGCTCATATATGATCTATAAAAAAAACCGCCGAACGAATTAACGAACGGCGGCAAACCTATAAACCTATGAAAACCTATGCGCCTGCTGTTTCCAGAACAGAATAAACTGCTTGTGCAACGCTTGGTGCTAATGCAGGCTCAGAACCTGTAAAAGTTAAAGTGAAACCACTTCTATCAGCTTGCGCAGTACCGGTAGATGCTGCATTTGCAGTCATATCAATACCACGAGTTTTTCCTAAATACCAATAAATGCCGTTGCTATCTTTTGCAACTGCCACTAAACTATTTTGCGCTAACAAAAGTAATTCATTTCTTGTATTGGTTTGTAATTTGTTTAAAATTATTTGTAGTTCTTGACCATAAAAAACAGTTCCGTTTGCAACGGAAGCATTCAAAGTTTGGTTGAACATTGAAGTATCTTTAACTAAAGCATACTTCCAAAAACGCTTACCTGTCGCCTTAGTCAAAGCAGTAATTACACCACTTGCTTCAGTTGACGCGGTTACGTTTGCCGCTTCTGTGAAATATACTTCTACGATACCGCCTAAACTATCGCGACAATCTAAAGTATATCCTTGTGTTAATGCACACGCCATTGTTATTTAATTTAATATTTTAAAAAAAGGGGGTATTTTACACCCCCGAATAATTATGATAAGATAAACTTAACCATCTCGTCAGGGAAGGCAAAGTTTACACCCATTTTAAACTCAGATACAAAACGAACTTGGTCAGCTTCTTTTGCATAGAAAATTTCAAACTTTTCTTCTTCGTTTAACAAATCTGTTCCTAAGAACAAGTTGCTTAATCTTGAAGCATAAATTTTATTTGTTCCGTTTAAACCTTGTAAAGCAATAACTTTAATAGGAGTACCCGGCAATACAAATTCGCTATCAGACTTACCATCAAAAGAATAATTAAACATATTAGCATTCTTCAATGCAATAGTGTAAGTTCTAAATGTATCCATACCGCAGAAAATAGTCATATCATCATAAGCTACAACGTCAGCAGGGATTGCTTTGTAAACACCATCAAAAATGCTTACTACGTTAGTTGCTATAATTCCTGTTGCAGCACTAATAGGCGCACCAGAAATATAAGTTGCAGAGTTAGCAGCTACTACTCCAGATGCAGCCCCAATTAATTTAACAAGCCCGTCAAATTTTGAAAGATTCGCATTGCCTGAAGCCGTATCGCCCTGCCATAACGCAGTTTCTAATTGAGCAGCAATAGTCTTAGCTTTTTTCGCAGCATACTCTTGCTCAAAAGGAATAGAATCATAAATTGATCCTGTTGGTAATGCTTTTTGTAAATACTTAGCCTCTAAGTCTTTAGGACAAATAGATTCGTTTACTTTAATTTTTCCAACTGTTACTGTTCTTTGAGTAAAAGTTGTTGAACCTGATGCAGTAAATCCGCAGCTTCCGCCCGCTTGAAATATTGCGTCTGTGTCCATAATGTTAATCGTTTCAGAAGACTTTACGCCTACCATAACGTTTCCTGCGCTCTTAATTAAAGATGCAGTCTTTGCGCCTAATACAGAATCCGTTACCAATAAGGCTTCGTTTTGCTCTGTGTATGCGGCTAATGCTGATACGTCAAATGCCATTGTTATTAATTTTTAATGTTTAAAATTGCTTGTCTATATTTATCTAATCTTTGGCTTTTAATATCATTTGTTTTAATAAATGAATTAAAGCTATTAGGTTGTTGAATTGGGTCGGCTGAAGGTGTATTTGAAAGTGCTTCGATTAATTCAGCTACTTGTGCAAATCCTTGCTTAACCTTATTTTCCAATTCTAAAACTTTCTCGTCTGATACTCTTTTAGCTACAACTAATTCTGCAATACTTGCATTGAATTGTTCAGCCATATTTTCCATCTTTTTGTCATCCTTAGATTCAACCTCTACTTCAGGTGTAACATCTTCAACCTTAGTTTCAATAGCAATAATTTTGCCATTCTCGTCTAAAGTAATTTGAGTTCCGTCCATCAATTCGTGGTCTCCTGCAGGTGCTACTGATCCGTCTGCTAAATTAACAGAACCGCCAACCTCTAATGCTGAAATTTCAACTTTAGTTCCGTCCATCAAAGAATATTCAGCCATTTCAACTTTAGTTTCATCAACCTTAGTTTCTTCAGCTTCAACTTCTTTAACAGGCGCAGCGTTGTCCTCAAACAATGCCTTAATTTTTAAAATTGCTTCCTGTGCGTTCATACTTTTTTTATTATATAGTGAAAAAATGAAAAGTTTATCACTTAACTTGTGATAATATTTTTTTGATAGCATCAACCATTGATGCAACCTTGTTAACTTCTTTAGGTTTATAGTTAAATAATCCCTCTACGCTAAATCCCATAATCTCGCCATTCTTTACTTTCTGCCAAGCGTCTTCATTGTCTACGATCATACTTCCGAACCAACTTCCCTCTGGTGCATCTTCAAAGCCTTTCATAGGCATAATGCCACGCGAAGGGTCTGAAATAAAACTCTCAAATAATGTAACCCCTTCAAAAGTTGCATTTGAATTATGCATTAAATTCACATTACTTTGGAAGCCTTTTTTGAAAAACTTTTGAACAATTTTAAGAATAGTATCGCGACTAAAAGCCACATAATAGTCGCCATAAGTAGCATCACTCCTAAAAATTGGCGTATCAGCCAACATAATAGCACCAGAAATAATACGGCGATCTTCATTTGTAACTTCAAATTTTTGAGTTTTACTAAATGCATTCCAATTCTTTTGAATAGCAGGGCTATCAACTAAGGAAATAAAATCAACTTGTGAATCGTCATTGACATCCTCTGTAATATCCAACATATATATTGGTAATTCTTTATTCATAATACTAAATAGTTTTTTTTTAAATATTTATCGTTTAGAGAAACCTTGCTCTGTTTTGAATTTCTTCCTCTCTTAATTGAGAATCTGTAATATCGCTTTGAATCACATAAGCACGAACTGATCCACCACCACCTCCTCCTCCATTTCCTCCTCCTCCTCCATTTCCACCGCCACCTGTGTTTGGTGCGTCTCCTCCTCCTGTATCAGGGATTGATCCCCCTCCTCCTCCATCTCCTGTACTTGGCAATCCCCCTCCTCCCAAATCTGGTGAAACTACGTTTCCATCTGAAGCAGATTCATAGTTTTGAGCTTTAATTAAAGCTACTTGCTTATATCCAAATACTAATGCCGCCGCCGCCGCAACCGCTCCTAATACAGGTCCGACTACAGGAATAATTGCAAGAGATTGATACGCTTGAACTGCCGCTTGTAATGTTCCTATAATTGCTTGGGCAATTTGTGTTTTCTTATTTTGTTCAAACGCTTTCTTTCTAAGTTTTTCCTCCTCAACTGCATTTCCTTTTACTTTTTTAAGGTCTGCGTCAAGCTGCATTTGGTTTACCTTACTTGCTGCAGAAAATACATTATTTATTGCACTTAATGCCGCAGTCGCATAACCTAAATATTCATTTAATTGTTCTGCCTTAGTCGCCTTAACTTGTTTAGCATATTTAGCCTCAATAGCAATTTGCGCTTTTTCAAATTCCTCCTTAGAAAGTTTCTTTTGATTATATTGTTCTTGAAGTTCTGCTAATTCTTTTTTTTCTGCTAAATTTATAAGTTCTATTTTAGCATCATAATATGATTGAGTTCCTTTAGTTAATGCTTGCAGATTTAATTCTAATAATCTTAATTTTTTATCTAATCTTTTTTCTTCTGCATCTAATTCAATAGAAGTTAAATCATCTTCTGCAGTTTCTTTTAACTGATTTCTTATATCATTCTTTTCGGTTTCTGATAATTTTATAAAATTTTTATCCTCCTCTAATTCTGCTAAATCCTTATCAAGTTTAGCTTTTCTTTCTTCTTTTGCTCTTTCTAATTCATCATCAATAGCAGCAATTTTAATGTCTTTAATTTTTTCATTAAATGCTTTAAGACTTTCTTCATCCTCTTTATCTTTTTTATCTTGATCTTCTTTTGCCTTTTTATTTATAGCATCCTTATCTGCAACAAACTTTTCATTATTAAGTTTTAATAATTCATCTTTAACTTTTTGACTTACTTTTAATTGCTTAATTTCATCATCTTTCAGCTTCTTATCATTCTCTAATTGCTTAATAGCTTTATCATTCTCATCTGTTAATATTGCAACACTCTTAGCGTTCTGCAATTCAATAAGCATTTTATTAGCAGTCTTAGTATCTTCTATTCCTTGCTTAGCTGCATCATCACGATCCTTTTTTGCTTTTTCATTAGCCTTTGCATTTGCGTCAGCAGTCTTTTTATTGTAATCAGCAGTTAAAACTAATTGTTCAGTCTTTAAATCTCTGAATTGTTTATTTTCTTCATCTGTTAATTTACCTTTTGTTTTTAAACTTTCTCTTAAACTACTTAATTCATTATCAACTCTTTGTTGGCTTAACTTATAAATCTCCTCCTCTGATCCTCCTTGTGCTTTTAAAACTTTAATTCTATTTGCAATATCTTCATTTGCTCTTTTATTAGCAGCAGATAATTTATCTAAGTTTCTTTCTGCCTCACTTGTAATTCCAACAAAGTCTGTAAATTGTTCTACTAATGCACCGACACCTTTTGCTAATGCACCAAGTGGGCTTTTTTTAATCCAATCTGCAATAGCATCAAAATTATTTATAACTAATCCTAATAAAACTACAAGCGCACCGATACCCGTTGCAATAATAGCACCTTTTAAAACTTTAAATCCTGTACTTGTTTCTGCAACCGCAACACCAAAAGCCCTCTGAATAACCGCAGCAGTTTTATTTGCTGCACTATTTATTTCTATAAATGCAGTGCTTGCTCTTATCTGTGTACCTAAGTTTTTAAAGCTATCTATTGAATCACCCAAAGCGTTTAAGCCCTGTGATAAAGCCATAGCCGCGTTTACTTTTAATAAAGCAGCTTCTACATTCTTATTCTCTTTGCCAAATAAAGCCATACTACCCTGAAGAGCAGCAAACCCACCCGCAACTCCAGACAATGCACCCGCTACCGCTTTAAACTTTGCATCTGGATTGAAGGCATCTGTTAACGCTTTAGCATCACCGATACGATCCTTTAATTCAGCCGCACGCTTTGCAGCAGTTACCGCCTCTTTTGAAGTAGCACCAAACTTATCAGCCATAATAGCAACATTTGCAGTTGCTTCTTTTAGCTGCGTTCTTAAACTCTTAACCGATTCATCTGTTTTCTCAAATGCTTTATCTAATTTTTGAACCTCTTGCGTTGCTTGCGCGGTATCGGTCGTTACTTTTATACCAACAATTTCTTCTGCTGCCATTAATTCGTGTTTATTACTTTTAATAAATTAACCTGTGTCGTTTGATATGCCATTGGGTTATAACCCTCTACTTTATTAAGTCTAAATAATACCCCATTGATCCATATATATTTGCTAAAATCCAGATTGTAAATATCTAAAGTATTTAGATACATTTTGCAAGACAATAGTTTGCTTTCAATATCTGTAATTTCTAATATGTAAGGCAAGTGATATGTATTAAATAAATTATCTGTTGGATAAGTAGTTGCAGGAAATTGTAATTCTTTTGGCACTCCAAAATTAATATCAATAGTCGGAGTATTTGGATCGTCTAAGTGTCCTGCATATCCGTATGAAGTTAAGGTTGCTAAATTACTTCCTGTGCCACCGCTTCCACTTTTAATATGCCAAGTTGAAACGCCTGTTTTTTTCTTAGCTATTAAGATACGAATAACGCTATCCATCGGGTCTTCGTTTGTATTATTGTTTGATAGCTTATAAATTGCAGGGTGATACTTGTCTTGTCCTGAATGTAATGTTATAACTGTTGGCGCAAATATTATCTGAGTTGTAGCAGTATCTTTTACATAATCAAATTCTGAATCATATAAATTATCGCCATAGCTTTGTCCGTATTTCTTTAAATAGTTATCATTGTAAAAGTCTGAATCAGGCGTATATTTATAAGCATAATATCTTGCATTTAATTGCGACATAGGTTTAATAGACATTGAAGAACCTAAGTCAATTTTTTGCGACCAATCTAAACTATTAGTAACGGCTGAAGAATAAAAATCAATATAAGGCGAAACATTTATTTGCTTATCATTTAAGTTATCCTGATATACATAAAGATTAAACATTTTGCATACAGATAAAAAAAAGTCTTTTTGAAATATTCCCTTTGGTAAATTCTCATTCAAAGATATTACACCATTATAAGCTACATCTGTTATCTGGGAAGTTATTTGTGATAAATTTACTGAAGCACTTGAAATCGTTACTATGTAAGTGTTTGCAGTTACAGGTACGCTTATTTCAATACGAACTTGGTTTGTATTTAAAATATTACCTGTATAATCAAAACTAAAACTAAAAGGGTTATTAGCAGAAGAAGTATTTTGAGTAAAGGCTTGCACCGATACGCCACCAATATATAAAGTCGCTGTAATAGAAGAAGCCGCATCTGTTTGATATGTTCCGATTATTGAAGCAATCGTTCTAATTGTCTTTGTGCCATCAGTATAAGTAAATATACTCTTTCCCGCATTCTCTGTAAAATTAAGTAAAGTCGTAGTATCAAAAGGAAGGTCTGCATTTCTTGCGGTAGGTGTATTACTATTTAATAGTATTTGTGAAATTGTTTTTGCGCCTAAAATAAATCTATCATTCGCACCTCTTATCCCTTGACTATTGTTAGGTATAATTAAACTCTTGAAAAAAGTTGTTTCAAAAAAATCACAATCTAAAGTATATGTAGTTCCTTCAAATATTTTATCAATATATTCTTTAACATATAAAGCAGGTCTGAATGTTGAAACACTAAAGTTATCTTTAGTTGTAGATACATCCCCGTAATCAATCAATGGATAATAATATCCTGATCCATTAATTGTGTTCCAACTATTTTGAATTTCAGTTACATTATATGTATGATTATGTTCACTAAAATCCAAATCTTCTAAACGCTTATTCCCTAATTCAGTTATAAAGCCTCCTAATTCACCAAATACTGCACACTGATATTGAATAACATTATTGTTCATAACTATTTCAAGCATACGAATAACGCCTTTAAATATCTGAATCTTGTCTACATATATCTCACACTTAGCAGCCTGTGAAGGGGTAAAGTTTGTATTTACATTTGCTAAATCTGAATTGTGATTATTTGACATACTTATTTCAAAAGCAAATCCTAAAATTTTATTATTCTTTGCAGTTGCAGGAATAGATATAGTTCTGCTGAATGAAGTATTGCGACTGCCAAAATCTTTTACATCATCAATCGCATAAGTAAATTCTGAACTTATGTCTTGTAACAAATCAATTACTTCATCTTCAATATATATTTCAGTTCTTATCATTATCTAAATTGACTATTTAAAAACTTTCCAACCTCAACCTCCAGATCAAAATTATATATTCCATCTGCTATCTGGTACTTATATTGGTAGTTTGTATTTCTTATTGTGATAGGGAAAAATGCACCTTGCACTTCCATATAAACAATAGGTGAAGCTACTAACTGAGCAAGCCACGCATAATCCTGATCTTCAATCCAATCAGAAGTTAAGTTATAAAAATCATTATGTTGAATAGCAAAGTTGTACGTACTTTCATTGTATTTGTTGTACGTATCAATGTTTGTCATTTGACCATTTGATAGCTGATAAGGATTTCGTCTGTATGAAGTTCTTTGAAATTCAGATCTTCGCCTATTGACAAGCCTGAATGCCATTGTATCGTACCCTCCAAGTCTGTTAAGGAAGTGAAGGTTATATTGTCTGTACTTGGGGTTACATACTTGTCTGAATCGTAATACCCTTGTGGTTGCTGCGCCGAGTGATATGTAAACATTGTATCCATAAGTGTTCTCTGTTATGATTGTAGATCCAAAAAAGGTATTGATTGCAGCAGCTTGAAAATTAAACAAATTAAACTCCCCTGTAAAAGTCAAAGCACCACTAACTGCAGTTCCTGAAGTTCCATCCTCATTTGTAGTTTGAACCCAAAGTTTATATGAGCCGCCTGTTATCTTTAAGAAGGTAATAAAAAATTGATCACCATACTCAATCGTAATATTGCTATTATCCCTATCGCTTAACCAATCGTCTGTGTAATTCTCAATTAATAAATTATCATAGTAATTAGATAATACCAAAGGCACATTTCCATTCTCTGTAAATATATCACCGAATAAAGGTGAATAATAATTATAAGCCGAATATGATCCAGATGCTAAATTAGGGGTAACTGTTCCATTCAAATCTTCGCCTATCTTAACCTGATAATCAACTTTTATTTTATCATTTGAAGCCACTAAAACGCTTGAACCAGAAGGCTCAAAGTAATTGGTAACGTATGCCCTCACCATTGGTGATGCATTAAAAACTCCATAGCTACCTTCCGCACTTGGCGAAGGATAAATCTTGTTTCTACTTACTTGTGCATTATTTATGTAAACATCATACACAAATTTAAAGTTTGTAGTTCCTACATTTGTAGAAGATGCAACGAACCAAAGATCCTCGTGCATAGTTGGATATGTTGCGGGTGTACTATTTATTGTTATAGCCATTATTTTCCATTTTATTACCTATTTGTCTAATTTGTATTTGAACATCCCCACCCAAAGCTACTGCCATTGCCGTAAAAAATTCTTTATTGAATACTGCTTTTACTGCATTATCAAAATATGAAGTAGTTTTTAAACCATCCCTTTTTATTGCAGAAGCCGTTGCGTATGCGATTGCTTTCAAAGATGTTGCTTTATCCACAATCTTTTTTAGCTTTTTACTCTTTCTTTGGGTCTTGCTTAATCCTTTTTTTTGTGATTCTCCAGAAGCCTTTGCCTTGCCTAATCTATACCATTGAAGTATTGAAGTAGCCATTTTCTTATTAGCGTAAGGCGTCTTATATTGGTAAGGTGAATCAGATTTAACTTTTTTAGGCTTAGCATTTACACCTCCTGCCCCTTTCACCCCTTTATTAATAAACTTATAATAAACAGAAGCAGGATTATCTGAATCATATCCTAAGTACATTTCATAGTCATTGCCAAATTTACTAATCTTTGGAACGACTAAATCTCCTATCTTTCCAGAAGCTATTGATCCTGATTTGTCAAGGTTCTTTCGTACTGCTTCGTTAAATTGTTTTCCGTAATAAATAAGCATTTGTTCAGCAACAGGATATTCTGTTGGATCAATCATATCATAAGATTCTCCAATAGATTGTAGAAAGCCATCCCTTAATGATTGCGCCTGCGCTTTTGCTTCACTCATACCCATAAATAGCTAAAAGTCTTTCAAATACCGCACAAAAAAACCCCCGCTATTAACGGGGATTCACAAAAAAACAACTAACTATAATCTTTTAGACTGCTCTCGGTCGTATGAATTTTTAGCTTTCATATACGCCATTGCATTCAGGAACTCTATTGTATTCATTTCAAATACCTCTTTAATTCCGATATTTTCTTGGTCGGCAATAAGGTAACAGGTATAATGCCATCCATAGATGTTGATAAAAGATGAGCCATTATATCTACCTGTGCTTGCGTCATCCCCGCCTTCATCATCTCCGCTATCATATAATCCTGAGAAACTTCTATCCAATTTTTGTAAACTTGATAAAAAAAAACCAACGAATGGTAAACGTCTACAAATTTAGCCTCTTGCATATCTGCTGAATATTCCTCGTGCTTACTTGCATCATATTTATCGTCAATCCATTTTCCATACCAATTTTTCCTCTGGGGAATAACCATTGAAGCAGCTATCTTATGTAAGTTTACTAAAGTCTCTTTACTAAATACCTTGCTTTCTATATACCTCGCTGCAGGCATATTTTTAATATTGTAATTAATCCTATAACGCTTTTTATTTATATGAATATAATCAACAGGCTTGCCTTCAATAGGTTCATTTAAAAACTCTAATTCTTTTCGCAATTCTTTTAATGCGCTTATTGAAAGGCTATCAATCTGGTGTTCTGTTAGCCCTGTTACAATACAAAGACGATGCACTTCTGCATCTAATTCAGTCCAATCCTTGTCAGGGTTTGTTATCGTTGGCATTAATTGTTGATACTGCCAAAGGGTTAGTTCATTCCATTTCATAGCACGAAGTTAAATATATTTCATCAATATCTGTGTCCTTTTCTAAGATTTCATCAATCTTATTTAGTACGTCAGCACAATTAAAAGGTTGCCCTGTTTTGCATTGCTGATCCACCCAATCCCGAAGTTCAATTAATTCTTTCATAGGTTATTTATTTATAAGTTTATAGAATATAAATTTAGTACATTCCCAACATATTATTGATAAAACTATTATCATAAAAACTTTTTTAATCCGTTAGCGCTTGTCATTATTGCCTCTGCTCTTTGGGTAAGGCTTTCAATCTGGCTTTCTAATTCCGACCGATCCTTTGTAATATAGTACCCGTTTGAAGTACCCATTACAGGCAGGATGCCCTCTGAACGAATGAAGTTAATTATTTTTCTTAATCTGGGTTCGCTAAATAACTTGATGCCATACCTATTTTTGTTTTCGTTTATTGCGTTTACAATATCCGCAGCCTTAATAGGATTGTCTTTAGTCTTTGTACTTAACCCCTTGATAATCAAAGGAACAAGTTTCTTTTCGTCCTCTGTCATTACTTTTGTAATTTCCTCAAAGTTAGTAATCATTTTTTTTTACTTTTGATTTGATTTACAATAGCCTGTATTAGCCAATAGTTCATAGTCTATATTTTATTCTGAATAACATTCCAAGTTCTGTATCGTTTGAATGCTTGGTTACTAATTTACGAATATTTGCTAATTCAAACTCATTTTCAGCAATAGTTTTTTCTAATCTTTGTATTTTTTCAACAAGCCCTTCTATCTCTAATTTATCCAGAAGGGATTGCTTTAACTCATAATTACTTTTCATGTTTATCTATTTTAGTTTGAGCAATTTGGTTGTCGGCTTCCTTATCAGCCTCAACGTCTTCCTCGTCCTCGTCTTCCCAATCGCAATGATCTAAGCATTCAGGACAAATATCAATTTCTTCCATTGTGGTATGTGCGCCGCAGCAAGTTGAATAAGGCATAATTATAAATTTTCTATTAAAGCCGTTAATAATAAAGCGCCGCCCATTATATACCAGAACCATTTTCCGCTTAGGCTTTCTGCTTTGTATTGCTCGTTTCTTTTTTCCTGTAAGGTTTTTAATCTGTTCATATTGTTTGTTTTAATTTTTAAATACACGATTTTAATATTTCTAAACAAAGATCCTCTGGGATTTTACTTCTCTCATAAGCACCTTTCAATCCCTGTGTTCCTGTGCTTGAACCTCTTGGCGCTGCTATATGGCAATCATCTCCATTCTTGCACATAGGTCTTGGAATCCAATTTATGCTATTAGTCCATATATCAGTTGGCTTCATCCTTGTATCTCCATATTGACAATAGGTTACCCCTTGCCTGTTTAAGTTAGACATTATAGGCATCTTGCGAAGCATCCCTCTTGGATTTTCTATAAAAAAATAAGTAGGTTTCAAAGCCTCAATTATTTGGATTGTTTTTTTTACTAATTCTAAACCAAAGTCAGCGCGGGGATTTTTAGCTATATAATTATCCCCATCTTTAGTCCAATTTTTCCCGATTGCAGCAACACTAAAAGCGGTACAAGGCGGGGATGCCCAAATAATATCAGGTTGAAATGGTAATTTATTTATATCAAAATCTAATATACTTGTAATATAATCAATATTTTCAAAATTAATTAAATCACTTGAAAAAACTTTATATCCTAAAATTTCAGCTGCTTTGCCTATTGAACGACTACCTGCAAATAATTCTAATACTTTCATTTTATTAGCTTTAATAGTTAAAATGCAATCGTCATAATTGCTTCATTAAATCCCCCTTGATATTCCTTTTGCTTTATACCTTTTAAAATAAAACCATCCAAGATATCGTTAATCATATTTTTAGGGATATTAATTGCTTCTAATACAGCAAATGCAAAAGCCTTTTTAGGATGCATTTGAAAACTTATTTTACTTTGTAAATCTTTAGAAATATAAGTATAAAGTTTTGTATTATCCTCGTTTGTTTTGATTTGCAATAATTCCATTTCATTTGCAAATTCTTCTACATCATAAAAGAAGATACTCGGTGCTTCAAATTTAGTTTTGTCATCTTCCCAAATACCTACATAATGACTTTCGCCATTATAAAAACTATCTTTTTTAATAATAGCTTTTCTTCCTAATTGTAAATTGTAGTGTTCGTTGTTAATACTTACTACTGCTTTTTTAATTGATTTTTTCATAAAATTGTTTTTTTGTTTTGTTATACAAATATACACCTTTTATACATATTATATACATATAGGGCATCTTTTTTCTTAAAATTATGTTAAAATCTATATCTGTTTGAAAATCAAAGAGTTATGCAATTAAGCAAAAGCGTACCGCCCTGATCCTCTTTTTAAGTTGAAATTCTGCCACGCTAAAGCCAATGCCATAACGCAGTCATCGTGGAAGCCTGAAGGCGCTGAATAGCGTACGCCGTTAGCCGTGAACTGATATTCAAATACATCTAATTCGTCAACAATTACCCCTTCTGGGTAACCTATCTTGCCCTGTTGGATTGCCTGCGCTAATCCCTCCATTAATTGTTGCTTTGATTGACTTGTAAACTTCAATCCCTCAATATTTACGCCTTCCCTTATTAAGTCCTCAAGTATTGGATCGCCTACGCCCGTGCTATCTGCCAATATAGGCGCAATAGGAAGCCTTTTAATGTTTGCCTTAGTATTATGCCAATCCATCTGGAAGCGGTCAAAATAAGCCACGTTACCCCCATTGTCAAGCCCTACAATAACGGTAAAGTCAACAGACTTAGCAAGGTCAATCCCATAAGCTACAATTTGCTGCGCTGATATTGGTTTGATGCATCTTTGTATAAAGGCATTTCCAAAAGGGTTGGCGCTATTCTCTGCGGGGTTTGCAAGATATTCCTGTTCAAATACTACTTCCGGCAACTGCAATCTTGCCTCGTCTATTTCCCTTGTATTAATATAGGGATTGTCGTAGGTACTGAATTTAAAACTGCGCCAATCATTTTCCCCTTCCTTCATAAACATTGAATAAAAGAAATTCTTACCTCTGGGCGTGGATAGGAAAACCGCTTTGCCTTCATAATCGGTTAAGGTTGGGCGTATGCTATTTTGCCATCCTGATTCTAAGTCAGGGATAAATGCAGCCTCGTCTATAATTACTAAATGGAATTTTCGCCCTCTTAAATTATCCAGACGTTCCCCTGTAAAAAATTCTATTGATCCATTATTAGGGCAATATATTTTTAGATTGCTTATATTGTTTTTAAATGGGATAGCAGCAGTCAGCTTTTCAAAAAATGCTTTTGCCAATTTATAAGTCGGTGTTATGTATGCAACTTGCCCGCCTGTGATTGCTGACTTAATCCCAATTATTTGTGATAGTTCTGATTTACCAAAACGCCTTCCGCACATTACAACAATAAAACGCCTATCGCATTCTAATATTTTTTTTTGATTAATATGGGGGTTTGGTAATTCTATGCGCACTATAAAATAGTTTTGCCTTCAACAAATACAACCTCAATCTTTGTATCCTGTTGAATATCATATTGTTCTTTAGGCTTCCCATAAACTCTTGTCAGTAAAGTATCTAAACTATAAAGGCTGCCTTTAATTAAACTTTTATTCATAGCGCCTGCAATCGTCTTTTCAAGTATCGTGGCTTTTGGGTTATCATAAACTTCTTTTAATTCTGTTGTATTCATTGACATCATTACTTGTATCGTGTCGTTTATTTCACTTAGCTTATACCCTTGCTCTTTAAGTAAGGTTACATATTTACGCGGGCGCCCGTTTGGGTTTCTTATTTCCCCTTTCTGAACCGGTATTAAATTCTGTTCGTTTGCCATATTCTCTTATTTCCTTCTTTGTTATTTTGAGCGGCAGGGTGGTATTGCACCCCTTCTTTAGTCTGGAAGACTAACGCATTACTTTTATGCTTCTACCGCTTGTTGCCTTTCAGCCAAAGTTACTTTATTTCCTTTATACATCCCCGCACCAAGTTCATCAATCTTAGAAAATGGTATTATAGGAACTGATATTTTACAGGTTTTGTCAATCAAATATATATATCTAAGTTGAAAGCCTTTAATTTTTTGCCACCCAATATGCTCTGTATCTAAGTATTTTTTCCAATTCCCATACTTATTCATAATAGTTTTACTTGACTTTATTGTCATTGAGTGTATCTTTTTACCATTAGGCAATAGGAATAGATCACTATTTTCTTTTATCAAAGTCAAATTAAACCCGCTTGCTCTGTATATTGTTCCATCACCACAATCACAACCATCTGAATAAGATAAAATCCACTTTATATTAGATGCATTCCTTTTAATCAGTTTTATACTAATTGCAATACATCTGCTTTCACTATACTTTGGCAAATATTCATCAAATGCCATTCTATTCAATTCTAAATAATCGTGCCAATTTGTATTTTCAACTAAGCCAATAGTCTTGCTTTTATCTAAACTTGATCCATAGCTTAAAACGCCGTGTAATTTTTCATCTAAAAAGCAACCAAAATGTAACTTACTATTAGGCACTACTTTGCCTGAATAATGATTTAGTTTAATAAATTCATTAGCAATCTTGCTCGGTATAACTTTTACTAAGATTTCTTTTGCTCTGCCCATTGCATTACTATTAAATATAAAGCGTTTCCATTTGAATTTTCATTGCCCATTGTTTCAGCATATTTATATTCCTCTGTGCTTTTTATTTCCTCAATAGCGTTTTTTATTTGCTCTGCCTGCTCATCTGCTAATGTGAAAGTCATTTGTTGAAATGGTGATTTATCCCCGTTTGGTAAACTAAAATCTTCACCCAAATCTTGTACATTACTAAACCCAATAATATCAACTCCCCAATCTGTAAGTTCTTCAGAATCCCAATTATTAGCCAAATCTGACCAATCCCATTCGCCAAAACTTGCGTTATCTTTTATTATAAACTCTTTTTGCTTATCCTCTGACCAATCAACTATTTCAATATTAATTTCTTTTATCCCCGCTTCTTTTATTGCTTTTAAACGCATATTGCCACCAAGTACAACCATATCTTTATTAACTACAATAGGTCGGACATTTAGCATATCTGGAAAGTCCTGTATTGACTTTACTAATTTTTTAAACTTGTCATCTTTAATTAAACGGGGGTTGTTAGGGTTAGATATTACTTCCGTAATCTTTACTTTTTTTATCATAAGTTTATTTTATCTACCCTGACCTCTATATGCTTTAGGTTTAGGGCTATGTTTATTAAAAGATTTCTTAGCGTGTCCGCGTTTCCTTTTACCAAAATTAACCTTTTTTGAATCACTTTTAACCTTTGCCATCTATTTTTTTATTATGAATGTTTTTTAAATAATCATAGTGCGTCTTTGTATCCCCCATTACAACGTGGCATTGCCTACATAATGCCTGTAAATTTTCAATCGTATCTGCCTTATTAGATCCGCCCATTCCCCTTGCGTCTATATGGTGAATGTCAACCGCTTTAGATCCGCAAGCCTCGCAAGGTATAAAGTCCTCTATTCCATAACCAAAATAATCAAGATATATTTTAACGTGCTTTTTCATTATCGATTTGTTCAAGTTTCTTTTGTGCCCAAGCAACCCCTTCATCGCCGCCCCAAGCTAACCACATAAGCGCACCACAATCGGTTTTAGGATCGCCTTTGCTATTTTCCCTGTGCCTTTCAAAACTTGACATCCTCGCTATCGTTTCTCTGGATATGTTTTCGCCTTTAGCTAATTGGTTAGCCCTTGTCCAACCTACCAAAGTTCCGCAGCCTTTATCATTTTCTTTTTTAATATCTAAAGCCCTTTGCGCATTTGCCTTCGCCGCCTCTGGATAATCATTATATGAATCCACAAACGCAAATTTGATGCCCTTTGCAGTTGTTTTTGAATTAATCAATTCAACTTCTCGGGAATTGTTATCATAATGCGTTCCGATCCCGTAATGTCTGATAGTTTCCCACTTATAAGCACCATTTGTAAACTTAACTCTGTTTCTTGGAATACCCAATTTATCAGAAACTTTATAAACCTCTTCACTTGCGCTTTCTTGGCGTCTTGTAACTATGTAAACTATTTTGCCTTCTGCAATTAATCTTTTTGCTAATGCTTTGCCACGTTCTGTTTCTAATGTATCGTCAAAATCAATAGAAACTTTGTTTAAATCGGCGGCGTATGCACCTGAAGCCAAAATCGCCTGCCATACTTTAGTTGCTTTTTCCTCTGTATCGTATATACAAGCACCTGTACCTATTCTGTATTTTCCATTTGAACATTTAATTACCGGCATTTCCTATTAGTTTATTATAAATAGCAAACCTTTGCTTATTTACTATGTGTAAATTGTAGTTCTTATTGCAATACTCGTAAAGGTCATTCCCGTACTGCTTCCTTGCTGCCTGATCGTGGGTTAATAACTTGATCCAATAATACCAATCTTTTTGACTATTGACGTGGCAAGCAGGATAAAATCCCCTATAAGGATGCACATTGCTTACAATAGCAGGGTTTTTCTTTGATGCAGTTTCTAATACTTTCAAATTAGATTTCATTGAATTAAACTTATTGTCAACCAAAGGTATAAGGCTTATGTCTGAATCGCAATAGGCAGCCATATATTCCGTAACGTGATTAAAATTATATATTGTTGGGTTTAATTTTAGCCCATTTGTAAAGGATGCTATCATTCCATCCCAGATATGCTTTTCGCCTTCATTGTAACCGGCTATGATTGTACGCACAGGAAAGTTTATTCGCTTCATTGGGTTGCGAAGTATCTCTAAGTCTTTGCCGTGTGTTCCTGATCCTGACCAAAATAGCCTCACAAGTTTAGAAGGCTTTTTATCTAAAAGGAATTGTTCTTCGCCGAATGGTATTGCATTAGGCAATATTTCTACATTCTGATTTAAGTTATAAATTTCTTCTGCTAATCTTTCGTGTGTGCAAGTGCAAATGTCTGCTATTTTTATCCAAGCAATAATCTGTTCACTTACTTTATTCTCTTTATAAGATTCTGAAAGTATATGCGAAGCACCTAAATCCCAATGGTCGTCATTATCTACAATTAATTTAAAACCATATTTTATACGCCATTCAATCATTTGCTCTGGCGTTACATTATGCAGCATTCTATTCATTACAATAAGGTCGTAATTATTTGAAACCACTTCTTCGTTTATTACGTCAGTCATTAAGCAATAATCTTTTTGCATATTGACTATTGGCATCAGGATTCTATGATAAGATACGCCGCTACTTTTGGACGCTATTGCTAAAATTCGCATCTAAGTTTTTTTTCTGTATGGTAGATAGGTTGATACTTTTCCCAAACCGCTTGCGCCCTTTGTAGGCTTTCATCTTTCATAGCCCTGTACTCTGTGCCATTTCCAACGTCGTGTCCGATATGTTCGCTTTTTAAATCCGGTAGGTAGTAATTTGTAAACCCTGCAATGGTTGCCCTTTCTGCAAAATCTCTGTCTTGCATTCCATAAGGATCATACGCTTCATTGTAACCGCCAATCGCATCAATCAATTCCCTTGTTATAAAATTATCACCAAAGGGGGTATGGGTTTTATGAACTCCGTCAACTAATGGTGGCAATTCCTCTACGCAATGTATGCCAATAATGCCTGTTTTTGACACACGTTTTGCAAACATAACCCAATTTGACAACCAATTTTGTGGAAGTAATATATCATTTGCTAATAAACAAACGCCGTCATAATCTTTTGTCATTCTTAATCCTGTATTAACTCCCGCGCCTATCCCTCTTTTCCCAAACGATCCATTGCATCCTTTAAAATTAAAAAGATTAATAGGTATTGTTTCGCTTCCGTTGTCTATTAAAAAGCAGTCAGCATCATATCCAGAATTGTAAAAGTTCTGGTCGATTACTCGCTTTGTTAAATCGTTTCTATTTTGAGTTAATAAGATTACGGCTATATTCATTTATTCCTATTTTTCTTGCAGGCACGCCCGCGTATTTAATAAATTCTTCTGAAGTACCTTTAAAAAAAGCACTTGCGCCAATCATACAACCTTGTTCAATAATACTAAACTGATGCAGCACGGCATTCAATCCTATGTTTGAATATTGTTTAATAACTGAATGTCCTCCTATCTTAGCGCCGCAACTTATAGTAACATTTGAATAAATAAGGCAATCGTGTCCTATATGCGAGTGCTTCATAATAAAACAATTATCCCCTATTGTAGTTATTTCGCTTGTTCCCGCATCTATTGTAACTAAACCTGTAATAATATTATTATTCCCAATAGTTACTAAGCCTCTTTTTATTTGTCCTTTCTGGATAATTTTTAAAGTTCCATAATCTTTTATTTGTTCCTCATACTCCCAATGTTTTTTATGTTCAGCAGGATCACCAATAATACAATAAGCGCCAATATAATTATTGTCGCCTAATATTACATTTTCGCCAACGATAGCAGTAGAGTGTATAAAGTTTGCCATATTATTGTTTTTCAAACCAATTATATAATCTCATTATCATTTCAAATTTACAAGCACCACACCATACAGATACAATAAAATTAGGATCTAAATATAATCTGTAAATATGTTCATACATTTTTAAGTCATTCAATTCAAGGTTTCTAATAAAACCATTCTTTGCGCTTTCAAAATTACTAATGTTAGCAATTAGCCATTCTCTATGCTCTTGTTTTATTTCCATAAACTCCAAATTAATTTAGAAACAATAGGCGCTAAAAAACCTGCTATAAACATTGTTGATGTTATATTCTGGATTAATTCAGGTAAGAAATAGTGTATTGGTGCAATCCACGCAGCCAAGCAACTTCCGCAATTAAAGGGCTTGAAATTGATTCCCCATTTATTCGGTAGGTTATGAATTTCAGTAAAAAATAATGATGCACAGATAGCAGTTAAAATTGATAAAATCATTTTCTAATATTTGTTTTCATTTGTTTTTTGGTTTTATTTATCGTCCTTACTATTGACATATAAGGAATGCCTGTTTTTCTACTCAATTCTTTTGCATTCTTTTTAAAATCAATAGCATATAGTTTTAAAATCTCTTTGTTATACCAATGAAGCCCTTCCAGATTTTTTTCAAGTTTATCAACTAAATCTAATTTGTCAAAATCAACTATTGCTTCGGTATCATTATCAACATACTCTATATAATTTCTATAACTTTTATAAAAATTACTTCTGTCGCTCTTGATCATATTTAGCATTACTCGTACTATATAAAATTTAAGTTCATTCCTTTCATACATTCCAATTAATTTCTCCTCATTCATTTCGCAAAGAACTAAAAAAACTTCTGCTTTTAAATCATATTGCAACTCCTCTGGATGCATCTTAGCAAACGCGTCATTAACCTCTTTCAAAGTCCAATACTCAGCTAAAATTTTATTTTTGACCATTCAATCAATGCGGGTTTGTTTTCTATTTCGCTACAAATATAAACAATTCCTCCACATTCGTAAATATCTTTTAAACGATCCTTTTGCTCTGGGCTTAGCTTATCCCCTATTTTTTTAATTTCAATAGCTACATAAACACCCTTTTCAGTATATCCTTGTAGATCCGCCCAACCCTTTTGAATTGTTCCTTTACGCTTTCCGAACGGAATATTGTTAACCCTATTTAAGCGCCAACCAATTAATTCAAGATTCTTTTTTGCCCACTTCGTTAGGTCGTTCGCTGATATATCCATTTATTTTGTTATAAAATTCTTTGTGAAATAATAATCTATTCAATTTTGGTTCAACCTCTGTGTAAGAAGCATAAAAGTCCATAAAATTATCTGTATAACAATACTTTCTTGTTCCGTAATAGGTATATCTAACTTGATAAATTTTCAAAGTATTTGACAAGTGCTAATTTTTTACATTGTGATTCAATAAAATCTTCATCCTTTATTTGTTTACTAAAGTCCTTTGCATCCTTTGGGTGCATTCTATTTAGCCTGTATAAATTATCATCACTAACTACCTTAATAGTATCCATTATCTGCTCATTTGTAAAAGTTATCTTACCTTGTTTCAACAGGATCATAAAAACCTTGTCGGCATTGAATAGCCTATTAAAGTCCTCACGCTTTCCAGATAACCATTCATTTTTAGTAAACTCAACGATTTCGTCATCAGTTAATTGTTTTACGGGTTCTTCTGCAGGGGGTGGGATATTTTTACGAACTTGGTTAGCTTTGGTTTTATAAGCATTCATAATACCAGATATGTACTTAGGGGAAAATTTTTCGTAATGTTCAATATTGCATTCAAACTTTCCTTGTACTGCCATCTTAAAAGCTATCCGCATTTCCTGTATTGTAAAAAATGGGTAGGTAGTTCTTATATAATCTTCTATCACATCTAATTCTGTAACATCTGGAAGTCGGGTTAAACCAATAAGGGTAAATATGTAAGCTAAATTTTCCCTTAGCGTTATAGGACTGATAAGGTTTAATTTATCCCCCTTAAAGGCTTCAATGATTGGTAAATCTTCTTTACTGATTAATCCATTTGGCAAGGTCTTCCATTCGCTTACGACTTGTGGCAGTTGCGTCAGTATTTTTTGAATTTCCATATTTATTTTTATTTTGTAACCAAGTATTTATTCTGCGTTTAATATCAAAAAACTTTTCTGATTGGTAACGTTGCTTCCCATTTTTATCCGCTTCAGTCCAATACATTACAAAGTTATCATATTCATCGCCTAAATTACTTTTAAAAATTTGAACTTCATCTATAAAATTTATATTTTCTTTTATTTCCTTTCCTTTTCTTTCCTTTGCATTACCCTCCCCAATGGCCTCCCTAATGGCATCCCCATTTTTCCACCTATTTTTTGCACCTGCCTTCCCGCTTTCGCTTAATTTCAATCTAAGTTCCAGATGATCCTGTAATCTATGCGACCAGAACTCACCCGATTCAATGGTAAATAGATCAAAGTTCATAAGTACGCCGTTTACTTTGACATCTGTGCAATGCATTTGCATAGCTAATACAGGAATAAGTTCTAAGGGAAGTTTGCCGCCTGCGTTCGCTAATTGTTCTATAAGATACCAATAAATGCCGTATCCCTCCATTCCTAATTGATGCCTAAGAAACAAAATCTTAGTATCATTTGCCGCGTTATAATCGTGGCTAAAATAATATGTACTGCTTTTCATAAATAAAAGAGCCCTCAGATTTGCAGGAAATTGCAGTTCCTACGCCTCTTCGGGCAATATTTTCAATAAAAGGATTCTGCAATAATCCTATTCTTTTACAAATTTACTAAAATTTTCGATCTCTTTCTCTATTTCCTCAACTTTTTCTTTATACCATTCTTCGGTTTCTATTAGGTTTTCAGCCGTTTTAATGTTATAAATAACTGTTGTATGGTCGCCAACGCCTATCAATTTAGCTATTTCGTTAAGGGATAATTGAGTATATTTTTTTAGAATATAAGCCGCTGCCTTGCGTCCAAAAATTACGCTCTGGCTTCGGTTCTTAATCTGGATATTAGTATCAAATACGTCCTCAACTAATTCAACTAATCTATGCGGCAGAATGGTTGTAGAAATTGATCCTATTGCAAGCTCGTCTGTTATCAAATTATTTTTAACTAATTCTTTATGAAACATACGCAAACTTTGCAACTGATCCTTATAGCATTGTACTATGTTATTAAACTGCATAATTAAAATTCTAAATCGTCATTTACTAATTTTGTTTCCGTAGGTGCAACGTAATTATCCTCATAAATTTTATAGTCAGGCTGCGAATTTTTATCCTTATAGGAATTAACCCACATATTGTAGCGTTGACCATTGATTGTAAATTTAATTACTTCTTTGCCGTCCTTAGTCTTGTTTTTCCAAGCGCCGAACGATTGTTTTACTTCTGACATTTTATATTTGATTTATGGATTCTTCTGAATCCTGATTAAAAAATACTGCTTTAAATTCTGAATGCTTTTCCCAATGGTTTATAAAGGTAAGCAATTCTTTGTATGCTTCGTGATTATACCAAGCGTAGTGATAAATTTTTGCTAATAACATCTGCCTTTCCATAGGTAAAAGTTTCTGTATTCCGTTTTCTAAATCCTGATAGGTTTCTTGCATATTATTTATTTTGGTTTGCTAATATGATTCTATAAGCCTTGTCGTATTGCTCATTCGTAGTGTAAGCGCTAATCTTTATAGCCTGTTTGCTTTTCAGGTTTTCATCCCAGATAGTATTTTCCAGAAGGGCAATTAACTTCATTCGCTTTTCCTCGCCAACTTCGTCCTTATGTTCATTGGTTGAATCAGCGTCCTTAGTGTCATCAATAGCAAACAATCCATTAAGGGCATACTTGCGGGCGTAGGAACTTGCAGAGCCTGTTATTTGCGCTGCGTCCATTCCTTTTTTTACTTCTTCTTCACGCGCCCATCCGTAAACTTTAATGGGTAACTCCTCATTATTTTCATCTATTAACATAGCAGTTGCCTTTACATATACTCGGTCAGCTACTTGTACGATTTCATCACTAATAAGCAGCGCGCAATTATTTTTAAATAGTATTGGCTTTACTGCTTCAATAATATCTTCTGCGCTTCGGTATTTATATTTTCCAAAGGCATTCATTTGGTTTTTAGGCGCTTTTAATTCCGCCTGAATTTTTACTAATTTCATAGGTTTGTTTTTAATAGTCGCCATATTCCTCAAATTTTTCAGTCCATTCAGACATTGGGGTATATGACATTTTTGGTAAATTAAATTTAGGTTGTTGTAAAAGATGCGGGTAATATTTAGCTTTAAACTCTTTTAATTCCTGTTTAGCTTCTTTACACCTTTGCAATCTTTGACGCGCATTTGCTTCGGTTGATAACTCAAATAACCATTCTAAATAGCTAACATTATTTCTAAGTTTTTCTAATTGGTAAAGAGTGTTCATTTTCTAATTTTTAGGTTCAAAAAATATTTCTTCTAAAATTTCTTTTGTAGGTTTTAAAGAACCTCCCTGCGCTAAGATCAAAAACTTTTCGTAGGCATTTTCTTTAATCCCACTACCAGAATCAGACACATAAAAATCATCTTCGGTAGTGTAATAAAAAATGTCATCAGGTTTCGCAAATTTAGCTTCTGCAATAAATTTAAAACTTTTCATAGTATTTATGCCGTTGGTTTTATTACGACATCACAAATATACATCTTTTATTCATATTCTATACACTTTATTAATTATTTATTCAAAAAAAAACCACTTATAATAAGTGGCAATACTTTATATATATATTTTTATTTATATATCTTCTTCAGTATCAAACATTTCTGCGTGTAATTCGTTAATCACTTCGGCAATAATTTCAAGCGACTGCCTTCTAATTTTTTTGATCTTATTGCCTTCAATCTTTGAAATCAAAGTAAGATCAATTTCATCAACTGCATTAATAGCATAATAGGCACAGGAAATTAAATCACTTCTCGTAGTGGTTTCAGCATCTTCCCATTCTAATTCCTCAATAGGTTCGGCATCAGGTTTAACTTCTTCTTCCATATTTTACAATTTTAAAAGTGCTTCATCTGGTCTTTCTATTTCAGATACTTGCAATCTTTGACCTCCCCTGATTGATGCTAACATCCTCGAAATTTCGTTTTGAATTGCATAGTAATCTTGTAATTTATTTACTAACCAAATCTCTTGCTCTTGCGCAGACCATTTGTTAAATCCTTTAGGCATTTTCATTATTTATCGGTTTTTGAATGATAGTGATTGCAGGTTTTACATTTATATTGAATCCTTGTTAACCCTGTTGCAGTTACTACTTTATTGTTTTTTATTAAATCATCTGATCCACATTCAGGGCAAGATCCTCTATCTTCTCCAAATATAACGCCATAATGTGTCTTTGGTTCAATATGTGCACTTAATAATTTAAAAACCTTTTCAAGTAATATTACATCCTTTTTGCAATACTTAATCATTGCTTCCATTGCTACCTTATCCTTATTTAAAAGAATGTTTTTCCAAAGGCTATATTCAGTTTTTATCTTCTGTCCTAATCCTAAAAAATCCGCTATGTAATTCAATCTGTTAGAGTTAAATCTAAACTTTTGACGGGCAACTTTTAAGGTATCAATCGTTGTATATTTTGGGAACATAGATATATTGTGAAATAAGCATCTTGTCCTGATCCAAGCCAAATCAAATTTATCGCCATTGTGTCCGACCATTTCGTTAGAAACATTTGCAACCTCAATAAATTGTTCAAGCATTCTTTTATCATTTTGCTTAGCATCCCATTGAAGGGCATAAACTTCTTTCTCATCTTCCCATTTATAACAGATACAAATAATTGCACGTTCTTGAATTATGTTTGAGTAATCTATATTCTTTTTATAGCCTGCTTCCCAGAACAATCCGATATTTGGTGAAGTTTCTATGTCAAAAAATAGTCTGCGGCGTTTGGTTTTTAGGTTTGTCTTTGTCATTAATAGGTTTTATATTTTGTTTTTCCTGCTTCTTTATATGCTTTCAAAACTTGTTTCCTTTGCTTTCCGCTACTTTCGTAGGAAACGTGAACCCAATCAGGGTTTTGATCCGTGCCAAATTCCCAGATTAATTGGTCAAATTCCAAATAGTCTTTAATATAATTAAATACCATTTTATTGGTAACTGCATGAGGCGTGCCATCCATATCAATATCAATAGCTTCGCCTGTGCAATGCTGACTTGTTAATGATCCCCCAATGATTATATTCAATTCTACCGAACGATACCCAGAACTTAAATTAATAGGGCAACGAAAATTAACTCTAATAGGCTCAAAAACCTTTTCTGCTAATATCTTAAAATTAGCTATATGTTGATCCGTTGGCATATTTGAAATGCCATTTCGCTTGGCTGATTCGCTACGAATAACCTCGCTTAAATCCAGATGTTCGCTTAGTTTCATACTAATCTTTTTTAAATATTTTTTCAGCAGTCGTCAAACCTAATGCCGCTGCCGCTAATCCCGCTACTAAATAAACCAATGAATCCGTTGGCGTATGAATTAACTTGCCACATATTGCAATAGTGCAAATAAATCCACATAGTCTTTTCATACTTAATCGGTTACTATCCTCTGTAAAGAATTGTCTCATATTATAATTTAAAGTAAAAAGAAGTCCTTATAAAATTATTAGAATCGAATCCTACGCCTATTAAAGCCCTTTCCTTAACCTTTAGCATTAAACCTATGCCTACCCCTTGCAAAGACTTATCCTGTCTTAAATCAGCTAATACGCCCAAATAAAGCGCACTCTTAGGTTTTGGGCTTATTGTCCTTGTTTCAATTATAGTCTTCTCGCTTAAATTAGCGCTGAATCCCCTGCCTATGATCTTGTTCTGGGTAATGGTGTCTTGAATAAATACGACATTATTCGTATCTAAGCGAATCGTATCTAAATACGAATAAACACGGCTATAATCAGATACTATTTTTATTGTATCGTGTACGGGAATAAATACAGAATCTGTTTTAATGACATACGAATATATATCACTTCCCTTTTTGTATTTAGTAAAAGTCTTTTGTTGGTAAAGCGTATCTGTCTTTACAATAACTGAACTTTTATAAGTTGGATTTGTAATTAAAAATAAAATAACTACAACCAATAAGACTGCAATTACAAAATTTTTAATCATCTTTTACTTTTTTAGTTGCGTTATAGTAATAGCGAATAGCCATTACACCCGAAATTATAGCAATCAAACCGGCAAATAAAGTAACTATG